TGATCCATCAGAAACATCTAATGTAGTAGGGGTTGATGTTATAGCTTGCTCTACATAACCTCCAGCATATTGTTCACCGATTTGTAAATTTACATTAGTTTTTGTTCCCCATGTACCAGCGTTTTCGCCAGTTGCCATTAATTCTACGCCGAGAGGGGTATAAGTTGATGCCATAATTTTTCTCCTAATTGATACTTAGTTCGTTTTTATATTTTGTTTTGTTCATATTGTCAACATGGATTACTTAGTATTTCTAGTCCAGTTACCAGTTTGAGTAGCTGTCACTTGACTATAACCACCAGTTTGTTCAGCTGTAACACGTCCCCATCCTATAGGTGCTACGCCACTAGGAGAAAGTGTAACAGTTGCTGACACTCCAGTCAATCCCATTACGTCAGCTGGTGCAATAGCTCCTACTGATGCAGTTGCCGAAACTCCAGTTAAACCCATTTTTTGAGCTGGTGGTGTAATTGCTCCAACAGCAGAAGTTGCTGAAAGTCCTGTAGGCTGAACTGTTGGATTAGATGTAATGTTTGGAGCACCTACAGCACTCTCTGCTGAAAGTCCTGTTAATGATTCTGTATAATCTCCTCTAGCGACTGGAGATCCTACAGTTGCTGTTGCTGAAAGTCCGGTTAAAGGAACTCCTTCTCCAACAATAATTGAACCTACTGCTGAAGCCATAGCTTGACCTGTTAATGATTCGGTATAGTCTCCTCGAGCGACTGGTGATCCTACGGTTCCTGTTGCTGAAACCCCAGTTAATCCCATTACATCTGCAGGATTTAAATAAAATATTCCACCATATCCATCTTCACCCCAAGTTTGATATCCCCACGTTACATTTGGCAAAGAAGCTGTTGCAGAAACTCCGGTTAAAGAAACAGTGGTTGCGTTTTCACCCCAGTTATTATCGCCCCACGCATCACGGCCCCAACCATCAGTAGCCCCTGCATAAGATAAATCACCTAAAGCTGTTGTTAAAGATTGTCCTGTTAAAGCTAGAGTGATAGCACTTTCTCCCCAGTTCTCTGTTCCCCATGTATCAGAGCCCCAACCTAATTCATTAAAAGCTGTGACGGTACCAAGAGCTGTGGTTAATTGTGAAGGTGCTGTTAAAGAAACTGTAACAGTATCAGATTGCCAAGAGTTATAGCCCCAGGTTGTTCCGGCTTTATTCCAAGTATTAGCCATAAGGAAGAACTCCTTATGCTATTGCTATAATAGCTGTTGCCGCAGCTGCTGCTGGAAATTCAATTGTGAAAGTTCCACTAGTAACTGTTTTATCTCCACCGAATGCGATTGTACAAACAGCTGGATCTCCACTTGCTGAATCATTAAAAATCATACATCCATTAGCTGTGAAAGTAGCAGTAGTCCAACTCGTATTTGAAAAATCACAAACCGCTGTATCTGAATCTAAAACTGGAGTTACACTCGTTAAAGCATTTCCTTTAGCAGAATAAGCACTTCCAGATGTATTAGAAATTTCGTTAGTGGCACTATATGCAGTTGTTGATTTATTAATAGTTGCTGAACTTGTATATAAAGCTAGATTAAAAGTATTTCCAGTTGATGCAGTAAAGTCATGAACAGCAGTTAAAATTTCTGTTTTGAAGCTATTACAAATTGCTGATGTTATTGCCATAAATTTTCTCCTAATTATTGAGGCGGTGACTCGATTGGTATTCTTATTGTACCATCCGTGTAATCGTCTCGTCTTCGTCTTCCAATTTGCATTGATGCAAACTTTTGTAGTTCTTGTTTATACTTTCCCTCGTATAATGTCAACATATCTGCTGGACCTTTTAAAAATCCAAAAGCTTCTCCTAAACAGGCATATAATAGCCCTTGTGGGAAGTACCTACTTACATAAGTCCCAGAAGTATTAGTCCCTAATCCTGTTGGTATTGCATTTCCGTATATTTTAATAACATAATTGGCGTCTGGAGTAGGAGCCATTAAAATAGATCCAGAAGTAGTGTCTGTTAATCCTGTTGCTCCTCCAAACATAGCATAATATTTAGGTTTCCCTGTAACATCAGCTCCTGAAGTTGTAGAGCCTTTAGGCCCAGTTAATTCTCCCACATACTCACTTAAAAAAGTTTGATCACGTTTTTGTAACCATGTGCCTTTTTCAGTAGAATTAGAAGTATTGAAAATTTCAACACCTCTTACAAATTGAAAACCTGCTGGAACTCTAACGGTATTAACATCTGTAGCAACTGTTCCTTCCCACTCTTGTCTATCTGAGTCCATCGGAATATCAAGATTGATTCTATGTTCTGCATTTTCTATAAATCTACCTAGAACAGCACCACTAAAAACAGTACTGTCTACTTCAGTATAACTTCTAATATCAGCTTCTAATGCTGAAAGTGTATATCCTGCCATTATGCTTCTATGGTTACCGGTCCAACGGACACTGGATAACCACCTCCTTCTATTCCACCTGTTGTAGCTGTATCAGTATTTACAACAAAATAAAACCAGTCAGTTGTAAAATCTGTATCTCTTGCACCTGCCACATATTTTCCTGTAGTAATAGCGTAACCTGCAGCTAAAGCAATTTTAGCTCCAGTAATTCCATCCCAACTTTCTGGATTCGCATAGGCTCCTGCTGTACTTGGCATTCCTCTAAAACGATAAGTGTCTCCATTAGTTAAACCATGATTCGGTACATTAACATTTATATAAGCAGATCCTGCACCGTAAGTTGTAAAAGGATTAAATGGCATTAACTGTGGGACATCTGGAGCAGTTCTTGAAGGTCTTGCATGTTGCAAACCTTGAGGATCAGCTCCTACTGGATGAGGTTCTAATTGAGGTTGTTTAACTTCAAATTCAGAAGTATGCACCCATGCACCGGTCCATTCCTGTACCATTTCTCTATATGGAAATGCTACACCAGACCTGTCTGATATTGCAAGTGCTCTTCTACCTTTTGAAAATCTAGCCATTATTTAGGTTTTCCTGTAAATATTTTATAGGATTTTTTTACGTCTCCCCAATCTAAATCTTTTACCTTTTTTTTATCTAATATTTTTTTCAACTTTTTTTGATCTTTGGTTAAAATTTTTTTTATAATACCCATTCCTTTAGTTATTAGTGTCATAGTTTCCTCCTATATGTTTGGATAATAAATTTTAGGGGTTATGTAAGTACTCGCTGGAGAACCATCTTCTGCTAATGCTCTAGCAAATTCATCTTCGTATAATAATTTCATTTCTTGTGTTCTTTGTGGCGCAAACTTCATTGATAAATAATATGCAAGTCCTGACACCATGGGTGGAATAAATCTATAAGGAGTGTCAGTTGCATTTGTAAATGTTCCAACATCCTGAATTCTTTTTACATAATAAATATTTATATAATTAGATGCTGCTGTTGAATTAGGTAATGGATAAAGAGTAATACTAACTCGATCTACTAATCTTTGAATCCAATATTGTGAAGGTGTTCCAAGCGATGCTTTATTTGCTGTTGCAGCATAAGCGTCTCTTGCAACTTTAGTTAAACCGGTATCTGATTGAGAAGTGGTATTATAATTTTGTCTGTATGTAACATTTAAAATATCTGTAATACCATAGATATTAGTTACTGGAGTAGTGGTTGCTTGAGGCGATGCGGCAGCTGCTGCTGCGCTATCAACAGAGTTTCTATAAAAATTATAAACACCCATTCCTTCGTCAGTTGCATCTACACTTGTTGCAGAACCTTCTATGATATTTATATTAGTATTTCCTACTTCCCAAAAATGTACACCTCTGTTTCCCCATTCTTGAAAAAGAATATTTAAAGACCTTCGAGCTGTTTTTAATTGATGACCGGCAGTTCCTACTAAACCAATGCGTTCATACGAATCAGCTATAATTTCATCAATAGAAAAGTCCTGGTCAAAACTATATGCTCCTGAAGTAGTATTTGCCATTACAATTCCTATCCATAATAAACAGTCACATGTGTTACTGCTACATTCGTAACTTTTAAACTTGTGCCAGCTCTAATTCCTGTTCCTGGTAACTTTATGTGTCCAGTAACGGGTGATAAATACCCGGCTACATTTGTAGCAGGTGTATTAACTATCCACATTGCTGTCGTATTATCGTTAACTGTTATTGTTCCAGCTGCAACATTCGTAGGTACAACCCACGAAAGTCCTAAAATTCTCGCTGGACCATTAAAGATTGTAGTAGTCGTAGCTGATGTAATATTAACTGTTTTTATGTCTACGGGGTATCCCATAATTTTCTCCTTATATTGTGAGCTCCCGAAGGAGCTCACATTATTTTATTTATCTACTAACTCCAAGCAGCTGCGCCTGTGTCTGCATCATTTGCTCTTGATAAGTCAAAAGCAAAGTTCCAAGTGCCATTTTCAAAACACGTAAAATACAGATAACAACCATGAGTTAAACTATTAGTCGCTGCATTCGCAGGTGTATACGTTAATACCGTATTTGTTGCTGCGGACGTAGAAATAGTTTGAACTGTTCCAGTGGCTCTACTTTCCACTTTTGAACCAGTTCTATAAACATCACTTCCTGCACACGTAAAAGTAAGAACAGCTGTACCACCAGTTGTATCATCTGATTGAGCATGAACTACCACAGTTCCTGCTGTCGCTGCTGGTAATGTTACCGCTTGAGTAGCAGCCCCTGTGTAGTTGTTGACCGTAATTACATTAGCCGTATAAGTTAATGATGTTGATGTTGCTACTACAGTTGCAGTTAGACTAGTAAGATCTGGTTTTAGTCCCAGAGTTCTTGCAGTATAAGCGCCTGTTGAAGTGTTTTTATTGACCTGTTGAAATCCTTTTTCGGATCTCACCGGACCATTAAACGTTGTGTTTGCCATAATATTCCTCCTAATTTATATGATGCAGTCTTTAGGCCGTCGACTATACTCGTCTACATCAAATTAATAATGTATAGTGATTTATTTATACGCTAAATTTTAATACAGCGCAAGGTATCCCTGGGGAAAAATTGATTTTTTGATAGCGCTTAAGTGGCTATCGAAACTTGAGCCTTGGATTCATCTACTTTATTAAGGCGAGTAGACTCTTCGAACTCTTTGGCAATGATTTCTTTAACAATTTCCTGAATTTTTTTATCAATATAGGACATGTTAATACTATACTTGCCCTCCTTCAGGTGCTCCTGTTGCCATTCTAACTCCAAGGACCGTTTTGTGTTGTATAGGTCTTGTGTCATTTATAACCTCCTCATAGGTTATTCTTTTTCGGTCATGATACGCATTCCCGAGATTTTCCCACTTTATACTCTTTTCTCCTAGCTTGTCAAGGATTGATTTTTCAATGGAAAGGGCATTATCTTCCGCTAAAACTTCAAATTTAGCATGATGATCGTAAGCCCAGATTGTTATGAGGAATTTTTTCATATTATTACTGTATTTTTAAAATGAGGCCGTTTTAAGGCGGCCTCATTAATTAGTTTAGGTTACGCACCTTCAACGCCATAGATACCTCTATAGTCCGAACAGCCGAAGCTGTATCTTTCTCTAGCTTTGTATCTAACGTTACCAGTATCAAAGTCTCCTTCCATTGATGTACTCAATGGAGTTCTTGAAAACAATTTCATACCGTTTGGAACGTCTGTAATGATGTACCATGAATCAGAGTCAGTTAAAAAGTTATTAACTCTATAACCTTGTGGGATCATTCCCATACTGTTGATTGCATTGATGTCATTATCAGCTGTC